GTCCTCACGGACCACATCATTAGTCGTCCTCTGGTCGAGGGCGCAGGCAACTATATGCCTTGCTGTCGAGTACCCCGAAAGGAGGCATCGACTCGTGTTCGACACGAAAGCATCGGTACTACGGTTGCGTGCGACCGGTCTTCAGATCAGTCAGGCGCATGCCATTGTTTCTGATGTCCAGAAATGGATTAAGAACAATGGTGAGGAATGGACAGTCGAGCGGATTAAGTCGATTAAACGCGACTTGCTCCGCTGGTATGCAGGGTTGAGCCCTTTGTGTGAACATTCCTGGATTCGCTATCGCAGGAGTGGTCCGAAAGGATCATTCTCTCCCCTTTTCCGCTTGGGTAGGAAGCAATTCCGAAAAAGCTGGAATGCTGCGATGGTGTACAGCGGGATTGTGTACAATCATCCGGACCTCCGGATCACAACTCGCCAGTGGGAGAAGATGCGCAACGCAGTAATGCGTGGCCCTGTTCCCTCTGATGCCTTGATTGAAGGCATCAAGTTGGTCCATAGGTCTCCGCTCTATCTTCGGGTAGACGTACCCGAAGAGACGGGGTCTCCACTTATGTGGTATAAACCCTCGCCTTCCCGTAGAGCGCCCGTGGGATCGCATACGGTCGGTGATGCAGAGGGAGTTATAAACTCTCTCTCGTGTCTGTCCGCTCGTGCCACCTGGACTTCCCAGAATATGGACGTCCTTCAAGGTGTCCTGAGGGGAATCGAACCAATTGAACGTTCGATCCTTGAGTGTAATCTTGAGGACGAACTGAAGAGCGGTTCGCCACCCTTAGAGGAGGACTATCGCCCTTTGATGGGGGTTATAGCCCTGATCCAGGAACCGGGGATGAAACTCCGGTTTGCTGCGAACCCGTATCGAGTCTTCCAAATGGCATTACGTCCATTTGGTCAGGCTCTGTACGATGCCTTGAAGCGTGTGCCGAACGACTTTACGTTCGACCAGGAAGCCGGGGTTGAAGCAATTCAATCGTGGCTACGTGATGGTTACCCATCAGTCTCCATGGACCTGAGTAATGCTAGTGATAACATTCCTCTGGACCTACAATTGGAGATGCTTAACCGTTACGGTGTGAGCACACGGTGGCTCCAGTTCTACCGCGACTGTTGTCGTGGAGACTGGTATATTAAAAAGTCACTCTCCGGTCCAACTGAGTTAATCCGTTGGACGGTGGGTGCGCCACTCGGTCTGTATCCTGTGTTTGCCAGTTTCACACTCTGGCATCACAACATGGTACAGGTATGCTTCCAGGACTTAGGGAAACCTAAGGTTCATGGTCGCTGGCCTTATGCCATCATTGGTGATGACTTGTGGCTCGGGGACTTAGAGGTTGCTAATCTCTACGTCGCTCGCATGGAATCCCTAGGCGTGCCCGCATCAACCTCTAAAGGGTTGGTGAGTCCGGGTACCGCCGACTTTGCAGGTCGGGTGATCACAAGTAACGATGTGATTCAGGGACTGAAGTGGAAGGGTCGGTGCTCCGACGAGAACTTTGTTGATCTCTGTCGAAACATCGGTCCCGGAGCTTTAGTTTTCCTAAGGCCCCGCCAACGGAGGATCATCAGCTATATTGCTGATCTACCCGAGCCATACGGGCTTGGGTGGAATCCTCTGGGCATCCCGCTCAGTGAGCGCCTGACGCCACAAATCGAAAGATTGTGGTCACGCGACGAGCGTGTAAGGACTTTCGAGCGAGGTGCGACATGGATAAATCGTCTTCTCTACAGTGCAGGGTGGTTACACAATGCACCGTGGATTAGTGATAATCTCACGGTCGCTCCTCTGGCCTCCGACCAGGAGGCCCTGATTTTGTCTCAACAGGTGTATCCCGGATGGGAATCCGGGCCTCACCTTTGGGGCAATGTGGCTGAACTGCTCTCGAGAGAGATGTTGTCCTCGCCACAGGGGAGTACCATGTACCGTCTTATGCTTCAGCGGGTCTCATCAGTCGAGAGACGAGATGAAGTTCCAACGTTGGTACAGTTGGAGCGCAAGATCCGTCGTGTGCTAGCACGTAGTCGATAGTGCCAGCTACACTGGTCTGTGCCACGTGTAGTTGTAACACCACACGTTAAGAAAGGCCCTTGAGTAAGGCAGTGGTGAC